CTTTAACAAAATATACTTTCACAACCAAACCGATAAGGTATTAAAAGACGATGCTGAATTTCCAAACAGTGGGTTTTAGATTTACTAAAGACGACATTGAACCATTGAGACGACAGCTGACTTTATGGGCACGTGAACCAGTTGATTTCAGCCTGCTCAATTTAGAAAATTTCTGTGCCTCTTTTTCATGTAATGTTTTCATCATCTCTAATGAAAAAACTGTTTTATTCAAAAATGATGATTTCCTAACAAATTTTTTAATCTTTAGGGAAAAAGATGATTTATTTTTTTCTTATTTCAGTTTTTTAGGTCATTGGAAAGATTGGTTAGCATTATTCCCACATTCTTTAGAGATGACTGGTGTTAAGCGGCAACAAGGCAATTTTTTATGGAAAGGCTTCAATCTTTTGGCTGGCCTCCCTTTAAAGCCTAAACATTTGACTGCTGTGGCTCCTAAGTTTTTAGAATTTTTAGCAAATAGTTTTTTTCGTTTACGGCATGAATTTGGTGTGGCTGCAATCTTTGAGTGCTTAGGTTTAGATTTTATAAAAGAACAGAGTATAGGTAAATTATTCCCTAAGCTTGTAAATAAAAAATTTGATGCAAAGACACCTGATATAGTTATTGTTGATAACTTGGATGTCACAATTTTTGAAGTAACTGTGTCTTTGGTTCCTAATGAAAGTGAGAGGGCAAAACAAAAGAAATACAACCCCATTGTAGAAAGTTTGACTTCAGATTTGAAATTAAATGTGGGTTTTAATATTTTGTCTTTGACACCAGATTTTAGCCAGTTAGCTTATAAATTGCAAAACTTTTTCCCTAACAATGCTTCCGTGATGCCTGTGGCAAATAGATATACAAATCTGGCAGGCATATTGAGCAATAAAATAAAAGTGATAAGTCCGTATTTTATGACAGAAAAGAAGAAGATGAAAGCTGAGTTAATATTAGGCCGTAAGTTGATGTATAACTCTACAATAGTGCCTTTGTTACCAGCAACTCAGGCTTTCATTGAAGATCTAGAAGAAAGCATAGCACAACCAGACACTTACTCCAGATTACTGTCAGAAGTAATATCTGATACTGGGAAATTTTGTAAGCCTGAGAAGCTCTCCAAGAAATTTCCAAAACAAGTGCCGACTAGTTGCCATCCTGAGTCAATTCAAAAACTGTTTACTAGTATCCCAAATAAGATTTCTTCAAATTATCTCCCTTTGCAATATGCTGCTCCCAGCATCCCTTTTGTGATCCCACTGCCTGGAGCTAGATATCCTGTAATCCCAGAGGGTCACAAATTATCTGAAGAGGACCAGATCATGAAGCTAATGGATGACATTTACAAATTAGGTATTGCTGAGACTGCTGACCCTGCATTTGATTTTTTATATAATCTTGTTTTAAAATGTCAGGCAATTGAAAGTGAGCCGGAGGCCTTATCAATTTTCCGGACTGGGTACCCTAATCATGTAGTCAAAGATGTTGTCAAGCATCATAAGTCACAAATGAAAACTGTATATATGAAAAGAAAGTTAAAAGAAGAGTCTAGCATTGTTGATTCAGCATATGATGTTAAGATTCTTGATGATGCTGAGAGGGAAGCTTTTTTAGAATATGAATCTTATATGTCTGCAACACGCACCAAGACATCAACAACCGAAGCCTCAAAAAAGGTAAAATCTTCTAAAGGTGGGGAGTTTGGGAACGTTACCAGTTTTAGCCGAGCTAAGTACATTAGAGCAGTTGTGCCTAAACGTATTGTAGATTTAACTTTATACCATAAATCCGTAAAAATGTATCCCACATATGGCAATGCTTTAGGTTTTTATGAGCAAGCAAAAATATCTCATAAAAAAGATTTTTACAGAGAAAAGACTGACAAAAAAAAATCTCAAAGCCTTACACCTTCAAGGGCTGAATACCAAACTTTTAGTGACTTTATGTATTCTATGGCTGAGCCACAAAGTGAGAAGGACAAAGATGGGAATGTGGTAAATAAATGCCATATACCGGCACCTGATTATCTATTTTCTAGTGCTTCGTGCCCTGATGATCCAAGGATAATGGATCTCAAACAGAAAATTCATGATGAGACTAACATCCCATTAAAAAAGCTCTTGGACACAAGAATGGCTGAATTGGCTTATAGAATGTCTCAGTTTGCCGTTCAGGGGATGTTTGCTGGGAGTTACAATGGAAGGAAGCACAATTTTTTCTTGGCAACAACAGGATTAGAAAATATTTGTTGTGTATTTGCCGGAACAAGCAGAAAGCCATCAACAGATCCAGGTGTGCCTTTCTTTTTCTTTGGGGTAGTTGATGAAGATGTCGAAATATCTCCTATTTTCGGGAAGGTCATGTTTAGCCATCATGCTGCCTCTAAGCAGAAAGTGTTTGTTAGTAATTGGAGAAGATTAAAACTAGAAAAATTGGCTCATATTAGGGATGTGTTCTACTCTAGCACTAGCAATGCATTGAACAATGTCATAACAAAAAAAGAGCTTAATAAGGATGATATTGTCGAGGCATTTGGTTTTCGCGCACTATGTGGTCTTTCTGCTGCACAAAAAGTTGCTGAAAATCTTATGGATGTTAAATTTTGCCTCTTTGCCAACATAACAGAATTCTCCAAGACTGATTTATTGATTGAAGATAAGATAAAAGGGCCTTTTACGCGACACATTGAAGTGTTCATTTTATTCCAGGTGATAATAAAATGCTTGGAGACTTTGTCAGTCCTTCAGCAAAACCCCATTCGCTTGAGTGAATACACTGAGGATCCAACAGATCCTAACAAAGCCGACCTTAGTACAGGAGGCAAGCTAATTCTTCCATATATCTGGGCTAAAAGAGGATATCATACAGATTTCAATTCTTATTTGGATAGTGTTCATGTTTATGTTCAAACTGTGAAGGAACCAGCAAGTAACTTCCACGAAACTATTAAATCCTTGCAAACAATATTAAAATTTAATAGGATGTACAGTGGAATGAGTAGAGAAGAGCGGCTTGGCATACATTCAAATGACTTAGATTATACAAAATTGTTGAACAACAATGAAATGGGTTTCTCCGGGAAATTTTTGGCAGATGCTACAAACCATTTTTTGAAAGACACTAAAATAAACTTTGAAGATATACTTTGCCAAAATGTCTTTTTTGAACCCATAGCTCATTTTGCTAGTACTAAAGCAAGTATTGTTGATCCCTTGAGAAGTGATGATAGTACTGTGAGAATGAAGGTGATAGACTCAATGTTAGTTGATCATATAGAAGGAAAGCATGGGTTTAGCATTGAAAAAAACTTATTTGAGCACACTTGTAACCTTATAGACCACCCTGAGCTAAAACCTCTAGCTGACATGTGCATAAAAGTTCAATACGGGCCCAAGCGTGAATTTTATGTTCTGGATGTTTATTTTAAGTTTGCCCTTAAATTCATGGAAGAATTTTTTAAAGGTGTTTGTAAAGAAATCCCAACGGAGTGTATATCTGTGCCAGGTGATTTAAAACTGCTGAAAATCCAAGAGCTTAATAGAAAAATCCGTATGCATGCTACAAAGAACCATATGCAACAGTATTTTATAAATGGTGATTGCAGCAAATGGTCTGCCTCAGAGTTAATGGAGGCTTTTGGTGTATTAGTGCTACAATTGCGCGGTGTTCTCCCAGAGAGTGTTTTTAATTGCTTTATGAATATTCTACAATTGTGGAGGGAGAAGAAGCTTCAACTGGACCCAAAAGTCTTTAACAAAATAGTGAAAACAGAGACAACTGAAGAGATTTTTGAAGATGATAAAGTCAAAGAGAAACTCACATTACCTCAAAATTTCTTAATGGGGCTATTTAATTATTTGTCATCATTTAAGGCAGTTGTTGTTTTCAATTATTGCAAACACTTGATAACATCCCGAGCACCTCATGTTATATTTAAGCCTTTAAATCATAGTGATGACTATTGTGTAGGCATTGTTTGTGGGTTAAATGAAATTATACAGTTAAAAACATACTTAACGATTTGCATGAGGTTGGGCTCGATAACAGACAGTGCAAAGAAAACAGTCACTAGTAATTGGTACATGGAGTTTGTATCACTATTTACTTTGAATGGTTATATGGCTATGGTCCGCAGTAAAAAGGGGAAAGAAGTCACAAGCGCACTTGCGGGATTTGGTTATACCCAGGATATGGCTACTATTGGTTCTCGCACTGCTGAGTTATTGAGAGTTGGTTGCACTAACCAGTTTGCACTGATGTTTCTCAAACTCCACACATGGTTGATTAGGTCTATGTATTCTTGTAATAAAGGGCAAGCAAATGATTATTATGGCGAAAACCAAATAAACCCTTTTACTGTACCTGTCGAAGCATTTGGAATATCCGAATGCTGGCCTACACAGTATCTCCTTGCAGATGGTGATCCAAACAATTATAGACTATCTCAATTCACTACAAATCACAATTTACTCTGGGAATTAAGTCATAAACAAAATGAAACAAAGGAACAGCAATTTGAGGGTTCATTAGGATTGATTGCCCCAAACTTTTTGAAAACATTTAAATCAGTTAGGTTGGGAAAAGTTAAAAAGGCTGTGCATTATGATCAAGACACTGCAATGAAGTTTTGGGAAGACCATCCAAGTTATAAATTTATAAAACCAAATTATTCCAGATTTCTCCAAAGTTATCTTCAATCATTTTATCTTTTAAAAAGTTTTACACTAGCATACGCTCGGCAATCAAAACTGGCAACAATTCTAAGAGTGAGTTCATTTGTGAGACGAGAGTGTATAGAATATAAAAATGATAGAGAACTTTATTCTATGAGAAGTCTTATGGAGAAGTTTGCCACAATACATACTCAGCAAGCACCAGCAGGTCGGACAACACCAATTGATCCTAGGCATTTGACGGCAGGCAGCATCACCCCCATATTGTTTTATAAAATACTCAGAGTCTCCTCTGTAAAGTACTGGACAAAAGGCCATCTGGACACTAGGGCCTATGCAGCTAAACTCCCTAAACCTTATGAGCAAACGCACATTGACAATGATCCTGCAGTTATCTTGCAATATTTTTATAATAGAGATGATTATCACTTAGACAATCGTAAAGCTAAACCTGGGTCAAATATTGATGAAGATGCTCTGGTCGTGGAGAAATTAGATCAGATATTTAAAGAGTTGCCCAAGATGGAAAGAATGAACACCATATATGCTATTCTTATTAAGAATTCTAAAAGACCTCGAGTTGGCATCTCAAATGATCCTAAAACAAAAAATATTGTGGATTTCATTTTAAATAGCTTTGCACACAATTTTACAAGCAAAACCATTGCTGTTTTGAAAATGAGAGAGGAGGTTATTTTTGATGGTCCCTTGGCTGATATTGCTCCAAAATTCCATATGATGGGTAGGCATTTGACAAGAATGCAGGCAATTTTAAAAACAGCCATGACTCTCGGTGTGTTCATTCATATGAAGACTATTGACAATTTATCAGGGCCAGAGTTGCTTCGAATTTTTAAATTTTTGCAAATACAAGAGGATGGCATATCATTGTATGATTATCTACAACAAGCCACTGTTGAAGTCATGTTAACCAATGGCATGTCAGACTCAGAAATTCAAAGTATACTTGTCCTTCAGGTTGTATTAGGACATTCCTATGAAAGAATCAAAGAGTTTTCTAGAGGTTATTCGACAACCTTGCATAGATATGAGTTATCATCAAGATATGAGGATGGTGTGTATAAAGGCGATTGCGTTGTTTCTTTCACATGTTTCAATGCTACTTCACGCATGCGGTACTTTGAAGATGTAAATTCACAAATATTGTTGACAAATGTGCCTAGTTGGTCAAAAGGATTGATGTTATTTAACGCTGGCCTTAAATTTGTACAACGGAAAAAGATGACTAAATGGCATTCTGACAAAGTGATAGAGAAAATTAAAGAAAATTACTTGTCTAAGGCTAAACTTGTTGAAAAAATAACTGAGATGTGTGGAGAGAGAGTATGGTTCTTAGCACAAAAGGAAAATTGGCAAATTCTTTTTTATGATGAAGGAGGCCCTCACTTTTCACGTTTAACAAAAACGAATCTTCAGCTTACGAAATCAATAGTGCTACCCATTATTTATCAACCTACATTGCTATCTGGGCCTTTGGATGATGCAGACAAATCGTTTTTTGAAAGTAATTATTCACTAGACAACAAAAGATGGATTATTAAAACTGGAAACAATGAATGGACAGTTGCTAAATTTTGGGCGGGTGATTTATTTTCAACAGAAAGAGTATTTGTAAATTCATCACAAATAAATTTCCAAGGTGTTAAATTACAGGCTCTTCTAGAATTATGCACGATTGAGAATATGTACACTAAGAAGGATACATTTACACCTGACTCAAATAAGATCATTTCACAATTAGACCCATCATATATCCCCAATGTTGAAATAAGACCATTAGAAATTCTACACACTATAATTAGCAGAATCCCAGATTTCCCTCTGTATTTTCCAGAAACTGTTGAAATGCTCAATCGCAGAAATTTTCCCAAGTTGCAGCCAGGGCCAAAAGTACCCCAAAAAATAGAGTTGTCACCTCAGACACAACATTCTGTTCAAAAAAAAGATTTGGAAACTTGGAAGAATTTACTAACTTTAATCCCATATGCTGTAAGTGATGATTTTGAGACTGTGGACGAGTTGGCTGAATTGAGACAACAAATTTCTGATTACGAAGCCAAGGTTGGGAAAAAAGATGACAAATATTTTGCCCTTTTGCTAAAACTGGAGGAAGCAGAAATGCAAATAGCTATGGGGGACGAAATTGTAGGAAACCCGAAACATGCACAAATTCTAACATTAGATCAGATTATTAAAGCGAAACAAGAAATAGATGATCTGATTGTAAAGCCTATTGAACCAATGGCCCTTGACAGTTTTGAAATCCCCATTATTCAAGATGACAAAATAATGTTACATAACGAAATGTCCTCTTATAAACCTAAAATCTCTGAAATAAAACCAATATTCCCTAGTGATTCATTTACACCAAATGTTTTTTTAAGCGAACCTGCAAAGCTATCATATGGTCCAGTTGATTCATTGGATTTGCCTACAAAACCTATTGTAACTATACCAAATGATCCTTTTGCATCAATTCAATTGCCTATGGTTTCTATTAAGGATGATCCATTTGGTTTGCCTACAAAACCTATTGTCACTATCCCTAATGATCCATTTGCGTCAGTGCAATTGCCAATGGTGTCCATCAAAAATGACCCATTCGGTTTGCCCACAAAACCTATTGATACTATTCCAAAAGAACCTATTGTCAATATTCCAAATGATCCATTTGCGTCAATTCAATTACCAATAGTTACCGTAAAAGATGACCCATTTGGTTTACCTACAAGACCCATTGTTAATATTCCAAATGATCCATTCACGCCAATTCCATTACCAATAGTTTCCATTAAAGATGACCCGTTTGATTTGCCTACAAAACCTATTGTAAAAGAATCTTTTGTCAATATTCCAAATGATCCATTTGCGTCAATTCAATTACCAATAGTTACTGTTAAAGATGACCACTTTAATTTGCCTACAAAGCCTATTGTCAATATTCCGAATGATCCATTTGCGCCAACTCCATTACCAGTTGTTTCTATTAAAGATGACCCATTTGGTTTACCTGCAAAACCTATTGTCATCATGCCAATGGTTTCAATCCCGAATGACCCTTTTAGTTTACCAATGGTGTCCATTAAAAATGATCCATTTGGTTTGCCTACAAATTCTATAGATGCTATTCTTCCCATTACCCCAACAGAGCCTATAGTCAATCCAACTATTGCATTTACGGGAATTGATCCACCCTTTCCAATTTCTCTTTCGCTACCAGTACCGGAATTTCCCAATAAGAAGATAATTAAAGAGTTTGAGGCTTGGAAATCTAGCCTATTAAATGAACCTGATTGTGGGCACTCTTTGGAAGAGGAGTATGGCTATCTGCAGGATGCCGTCACAAAGTTATTTAAGAGCACAATATTTTATCCTCAACCAGTTTCATGGGAGCAATTAATAGAAAATCAACATCTTCAAGTAGGCCAACGGGAGAAATTAGTAGATTATTATGATAAGTTCAAGCAAGCTTCACAACTCCATTATGAATTATCTGATGAAATTAGGCAATTAAAAGAAGATTTAAAAACATCAGAAGAATGTTTTTTTGAAGATTATCCAATACTAATGAAAAAACAGAAGCAACAACTAATAGTCAAGAATATAATGACAGATTTCCCATTTTTTAGGATGTCATTTGAAACTAGTAATTTAAAAAGTTCAATTGCAAAGATAACTGCTGAGAGACTGAAGCTCATTGATTCCAAAAATGATTGCCTTGACAATGAACTAGAGTTGGCTAATGTAAATTCCAAGCTTAAGATATTGTTCAACGCTCGTGCTGAACTAGAAGAGGAGGTTCGTTTGATTGAAATTGCACAGAGTTTACCTAATAGATGCCTAAATCTAGATGAATTAGTGACTGCAAGTATACCAGACAAAAAGAAGCTTTTAGTCATGAAGTATCACTTTTTGCAAACAGAGTTTGTTGAATCTAATATTCCTATAGTAGCCAATTTAATAGAACAAGTGCGGGACATGCTTGAGGGAAGGACTGTATTTGCTAATATAAATATCTATCTGTTATACTGGAGGTCTTTTAAATTACTCAACAGTGAAGATTTCTTTGGCCATTTGGGAATTAAGTGGGGTGGATTAACTGTTTGGTCTGACGCGATGACAGATTACAATGAAAGCACTTACGAGGTTAGGAGTATTATCAAAGCTTATGAATATTGCAATGAATTGAACCTCCGAGATTTAACAGATATTCCATCAGGAAGAATAGGAAACTGGGATGTTGGAGATTATTCAATTGAGTATTGCATAACCAGTATTAGCACTGTAATTTTACGTTTTATTTTTGAGAAAATGACTGTAATTTACAACGAAGATTTAAAGGATTTTATCACTAATACTTTTGTCATTTTAAAGCGTGCAAAGTTTGATGATGCACACTTTTTTGATTTGTTGAATCAGTTAGCAACTCTTGAATACCAGAAACCCAATCAGCGTAAATGGGATAGAATATACAGGCCTTATAGAACAGAAACAAATCAAGCTCTCATCCCTAGAGCTAAAATAGCACAATTTTTGGAGACAGACAATAAGTATGCACACTTATTATCCCAATGTCTGTTTAGACTATATGAATTCATAGATTTACTTCCTATTGATCCAAATGCCGTCCAAGCAGACAAAATAATTGAGGATATAAGTGTCAAACGAAAGGAGTTGTCTGATTTAATGAATCAAATAGAAATAATCCAGCACAAAATGGAGAGCCCAGTTAATGAGAAGGTTCAGTCGGAAGAATTGAGATTTGCCTTATCTAAGGAGAACAGGAGAATTGACTATGCCAATAAAGTTAGATTTAATCAAATACAACTTTTGCATAAT